ATACCAGATTGTTTGTGTCCTTGAATAATATATCTCCACTAACTGTCATGGAGAATATATCCTCGTAGATGTTAATAGATTCGATTATACCACTGATGTCGAGTTCTGTTCCTTTGGTAGTCAAAAGTTTGCATTCTTCAACTAGAAACTCGCCCGCAAATTGCAAGTCAGACTTTGCCATTATGCACCTTCTTTAATTTTTGTCTCAAACTCTTTTACGAAATCTTCAATATATCTAGGTTGTATCAATCGTATCTGTGATTTTTGTTCTTGTAACTTCTGTTCATATTGATAGTTAGACACAGCAGTTGCAGATGCATAGTCTATAGTATTCATACCAACATCAATTACTTCAGTTGTGTCACCAGATGTTTGAGTGACCTCGTAATGATGTATTGCATCTGGATTATCATATCGTTCTTTAACATATTGTTCAAATGTCTGTTGTGACATAGGCCAATCATGATAGTAATCAACGATATCATTGACTATCAGTATCGTCCAGTGTAATCCAACATCTTTATAATACTTGTGTGCGATAATCTCTGGTGCTTCACCGTCCTGTACATCATAGTAATCAAACTCTACTATCTGTGTCTGTGCAGTAAGTTTCACCCTACGAAAGATATCCTTATACTGATTAAGTTTACCATCGCCCTTTGCGTCATATGATATATTTGGAAACATAGAAAAATAAGACATTTAGAATCCTTCGTTGATTTTTTCTCTTGTGATAACTTCCAGTTCTTGAAAGTTTAACTCAATTTGAGTTTCCACAGGAGAGGCACCGTCACCTTGTATTGGTTTAAAGAACTGTACTCGTTCTCCACCATACGTTACGTTGCAAGTCTTTAAAACTGATGTTGAAATTTTGTTTAAGAAACTGTTTACACCACCACTATAATGATATTCAATATCGAATGTTGCTGGTACTATGAAGGTTCTTGATGTGCTTGGAGCTCCATCAAAACTTGGTGCCATATAAAATCTAAACTGATTAACAATTTGTCTAACCATCAACGCTTCATTTTGTGATTTGGGCATCATTTTAAATGTAAAAGAAAACTCTCTTCTACTAATACCTTCAAACACTACTTCCATACGATTGTTAAATACCTTACCATTTGCAATTTCTTGTGACGCCTTTGCTCCAGCAGCACCAGCATCAAGTGCTGACTTTAATGCATTTGCACCAGTTTCACTGATTGCACTTCCTAAGGCACCACTTGTAGTACCAATTGTGTTTAAAAATCCTTGTCCTTCATTATAACCTTTATATGATGCAATTGCGGTTGCAACCGATGCTCCAATTTCTGCCTCACCATATTTTGATTCCTGCTGTAATCCAACAGTAGCAGGCATATATAATGAAATTGACGATGCAAGTCTTCTAGTTGGTGCTCTTGGTACAGATAATGTGGACACTCCACCACCAGCAGGGGTTGCTCCAGACGCAGGCGCTCCACCACCACCATAGTTGATGTTTGCGTTTTCCTGTTCATTAATAAAGAACTGAACATAGTGACCTTGTTCTTTACCACCCAAACCTTCTGGGTATGAAAGAGTACTGTTAAGGAACGGTGTTCCTTGCATTGGGTTGAAGTTTCCTGCCATCGTTATAAATATCCTTGTATATTATTTATTTAGGTGTAATGTAATGGCATACCGTGGAAGATATAGTCCATCCAATCCAAAAAAATATAAGGGTGACCCCTCTAATATTATTTATCGTAGTCTCTGGGAACGTAAGTTCATGGTGTATTGTGATATGAATGATAAGATAGTTGAATGGGGTTCTGAAGAGTTCTTCATACCCTACCGTTCACCCATTGACGGTAAAATACACCGATACTTCCCAGATTTCTATGTCAAGGTAAAAACTAATACAGGCCCAAAGAAGTGGGTTGTTGAAGTTAAACCCAAGATACAATGTAGTCCACCAAGAACCCCTAAAAGAAAAACCAAGAAATACATCAATGAGGTGCGTACCTTTGCAGTCAATGAAGCAAAGTGGATGAATGCAAAAGAGTGGTGTAAGGACAGAAATATGGAGTTTATCATCTTAACTGAAGTTGAATTGATGATATAAATAGAAGTATGGCAGAGTTAAATTATTTCGACCAGATATCGAACCAGATAAAAACAGGTAATGAACCGTTCAAATGGTATCGTAATCGTATTAAAGAATTAGGTACACCTAGTGTGCCTGAACTATTGCGTACTGGTAAATTAAGTAAAACACCAACTGGAAAATCTTTGAATATGTTTGTGTATTCTCCAAAGGGTAGAAACAAATTACCGTACTATGATACGTTTCCTCTCGTACTTCCATTGAAGAGTATGGAAGGTGGTTTCCTTGGTCTTAACTTTCACTACCTACCATATGCGTTAAGAGCAAGACTTCTTGATGCAGCAGGGGGTGACAATTTAAGTATCAGTGCGATTGAGAATAATAGACTAACCAAACCATGTATCAAAAGATATTTGTTTGGGTATACACGTTCTATGTTTCGTAAGATTGATGAAGAAGATAATCTAACTGCAATCATGTTACCAGTACAAAGATTTAAGAAAGCGTCCACCAGTGAAGTGTGGGCAGATTCAAGGAAGATGATTTAATGGCAATGTTCCCAAGTAGAAAAACTTTAGATGGTTTATCAAATAATGGATTTACCTATGCAAACCGATATGAGGTTGAAATCACAATTCCAAACAAATCAGACCAATCCACTAGAGAATTAAATATTCGATGTGAAAGTATATCTATTCCTGGCAGAAACCTTCGTACTGTCGGTGATTTCAATATATATGGCCCACCTATTGAAGTAGTTCAAGGTAACACATTTGGAGAGGTTTCAGCATCATTCTATTTAAGTAATGATATGAGTGAAAGAATTCTTATGGAAGAGTGGCAGAATACAGTCATCAATCCAGAAACATATGATTTATCTTATTATAAAGAATACACAGGTGGATTGAAAGTATTCCTACTTGACAGAGATAAAGATGAAAGAAGAATTTATGGTGTTGAGTTATTTGAGGTGTATCCAAAAGCAATAGAAGTTATTGCTCTATCACACGCTTCACCAAACACAATAAATAAATTAGGAGTATCGTTCCAATATAGAAATTGGAAGAGACTTTCTGTATGATTAACATAATGCATTAGGAGAATATAAGTATGGCATTACCACAGTTAAACGCCCCATCGTATGAGATGGAAGTACCCTCTACAGGGGAAAAAATTAAATACCGTCCGTTCTTGGTTAAAGAACAAAAGGTCTTGATGATTGCACAGGAAACAGGTAACGAAAAAGATATGGCACAGGCCATGTGTGACATTGTTAAAAACTGTACCGACAACGTAATTAAGACACCAGAAAAACTCCCAACATTTGACATTGAATATATGTTCTTACAACTTCGTTCTAAGTCAGTTGGTGATGAGGTTGAGTTAGAAGTTACTTGTCCAGATGACGGTGAAACAAAAGTACCAGTAAAACTTAAATTATCTGAAGTTGAGATTGAAAGAAATGATGACCATTCTCCAGAGGTAATGATTACTGATAAGATTGGTATGAAGTTCAAATATCCTTCAATGGTAGATATCAGTAAATATACTGGTGGCAAAACCAAAACTGTTGACTTGACTTTCGGTGTAATTCGTGATTGTTTAGAATGTATATTTGATGAGAATGAAGTATATGAGGACATGAGTAAAAAGGAAGTGGATGAGTTTATCGAATCCATGAACACTGACCAATTTCAAAAGGTTCAGAACTTCTTTGACACCATGCCTAAACTAAGAAAAAGAATTATGGTTACTAACCCCAAAACTAAAAAAGAGGGTGAAGTCATGATTGAGGGTATGCAGAATTTTTTAGTATAGCCCTTTCACATGATAGTTTGGAGTCTTACTACAAACTTAATTTTGGTATGATGCAACATCACAATTATAGTTTGAGTGAATTAGATGAGATGATGCCGTGGGAAAGGGAAATATATGTTGGTATGTTACATCAACATATTAAAGATGAAAATGAACGCATAAAAGAACAACAAAAACGTAGATGACCATAAATAATTAGACAGGAGAGAGTAATGTCTGAAGAAGAAGTAAAGAAACACCACCCAGCAGATACTAATGGTGATGGTAAAGTATCTGATACAGAACATGAGATGTTCTTAGAGTTCAAACGTAAAGAACTTGAAGATGCAGATGCAATGAGAGATGCACAGCGCTCAATGGCGTGGTTTGCTTTATTTGGTATGTTGTTATATCCGTTTGCAGTCGTACTTGCAAACTTAATTGGATTAGACCAAGCATCAAAAATACTTGGTGACATGGCTGCAACGTATTTTGTTTCAGTCGCTGCAATTGTCGCTGCGTTCTTTGGAACACAGGCGTACACTAAAAAGAAATAGGAAGAGTAAATGGCTGTCGATACCAGAGCTGCAGAATTAAATGAAGCAACTAAACAACTCGCAAGAGTAACAGGTGAACTGCAAAAGTTCAATGAGAGCACTGGTGTCGAAATTGCAAAAATTGTAGGTAAGGATTTAGGAAAGGTCACTGAACCATTTGTTAATTCCTTTATGGCAATTCCAGGCGTTCAAACTCTTGGTTCAATTGGTGGAACACTTTTCAATAAAGCGTTTGCCAAGATGAAAGAAAAGAAAGAAATGGCACATCTTCAATCACAGTTGAAGATGGATGACCTTGAGTTTGAAGCATTCAGAAAAAGAAAAGCAGTTCTTGATGCAGAAAAAGAGGCACAGGACAAATTAAATTCTGCCGCAGAAAATATCTTAGGTTTTTCTATAAACATTCCAAAAGAATTTGAAGGTCAGTTGGGTAAATTGAATACCGCTACTGGTGAATTTGTAATGACTGCATCAGAACTTGAAGATATTGAAAAGAAAAAGAAAGAACAGGGTGATGACCAAGTTATGGGGTCAATAGCGTCTCTTGCTCAAAGACAGTCAGAGTTTATTGGAACACAAAAAGAAAATGCTGTTGAGATGAATAAACTGTTCTTGGATGATTCTAAACAAGGAAAAACTGTTGCTGGATACATGAAAGGTATGGACGATGCCCTAAAACAACAATTACAGGATGGTCAAAAAAGTGGTGCTGCAGAATCTGAAATCCAAAATGAGATGCAACGTAGGGAAGACAGAAGGGATACTGTATTTGGCAGTATTGCGAATGGTATTGAGGGTATGAAAGACAGTATCATGAATGGTCTTGCTGGTCTAAAAGA